ATGGATAAACAAAATTATGAACTGGCAGAAGAAGATTATATTAATGGTATGAAGTATAAAGAAATAGCAGAGAAATACAATGTATCTATCAATACAGTTAAGTCATGGAAGACTAGATATAAGTGGTGCAAGGATAAAAAAGGTATGCACACAAAAAGTAAAAAAGTATGCACACAAAATAAAAAGAGTGCAGGTGCAAAAAAGAATAATGAATGTGGTATAAAAGAGCCTATTGCTGATGAAGTTAAAGAAGTCATGAATAATGAAGAATTAACGGATAAGCAGAGGCTCTTTTGCATTTTCTATAGTAAGTGCTTTAATGCAACAAAAGCATATTTAAAGGCTTATACGTGCACCTATGAAACAGCCAATGCAGAAGGATATAAACTCCTTGTAAATCCTTGTATAAAGAAACAAATAGATGAATTAACAAAAATAAGGTTCAATAAGGAAGCACTAAAAAGTGGAGTACTCCAAAAATACATTGATATAGCATTTGCAGATTTAGGTGATTATTTGAAGTTTGGCAAGAAAACAAAAGGAGTATGGACAAAAGATAAAGATGGAGTTAATACACCAGTTATTGATCCTGATACTGGACAACAAAAGATAAAAGAATATAGCTATGTTGATTTAAAGGAGAGTATAAGTGTAGATACGTCATTAATTACAGAGGTAAGTGAAGGAAAAGATGGTATAAAGATAAAGCTTGCAGATAAAATGAAAGCACTTGATTTCCTTAATAAGCATCTTAATTTATTATCTGATGAAGATAAGATTAAACTTGATTTAGAATATAGGAAATTACAAAATGCCAAACTTGAAAATGAAGTTACAAGAGCCAATAAGAACAATAAAAAAGATGGATTAAAAATTGTTATAGATTATGGTGATGAAGATGGAGACAGTTAAAGCACAATTTAATCCGATATTTAAAGATTCAAATAAAACTAGAAAAAGATACAGAGCAATGAAAGGTTCAGCGGGTAGTGGAAAATCTGTAAATGTAGCACAAGATTATATTTTAAAACTAGGAAATATTAGATATAAGGGTGCTAATTTACTTGTAGTAAGAAAATCAGAATCCACCCATAAATTTTCTACTTATGCTGAACTTACAGGTGCTATTAATAGAATATATGGTGAATATGCAGAAGATTATTGGATTATGAAATTGAGCCCTTTAGAAATAACGAGCAAGGTAACAGGTAATTCAATTATATTTAGAGGCGTAAATGATGCTAAACAGAGAGAAAAATTAAAATCAATAAATTTCCCTCATGGCAAATTAACCTGGATATGGTGTGAGGAAGCTACTGAACTCATGGAAAGTGATGTTGATATATTAGATGATAGACTTAGAGGAAGACTGGATAATCATGATCTGTATTATCAAATAACATTCACATTCAATCCAGTATCAGCTATGCATTGGATAAAAAGAAAGTATTTTGATTATAAGAGCGAAGATATATTTTCACATCATAGCACATATTTAACCAATAGATTTATAGATGAAGCATACCATAGAAGAATGATGATGAGAAAAGACCAGGATCCTGAAGGATATAAAGTGTATGGTTTAGGAGAATGGGGAGAAACTGGAGGAACTATACTTCACAATTTTATTATAGAAGAGTTTCCTACAGATTTTTCATGTTTTGATGAAATGAGGTTAAGTCAGGACTTCGGATTCAATCATGCTAATGCAATATTGAGGATTGGATTTAAAGATGGTGAATTATACATATGTAATGAGATATATGTTCATGAACTTGACACATCAGAAATTATAACTATAGCAAATAATAAAAGATTAGAAAAGAACTTGATTATGTACTGTGATAGTGCTGAACCAGATAGAATTAAAATGTGGAAAAAGGCAGGATACAAGGCTATAGGAGTAGTTAAAAAGCCAGGAAGTGTACATGCACAAATAGATTATTTGAAACAACTAAAGATTCATATACATCCGTCATGCTTGAATACTATATCTGAAATTCAACAGTGGAAGTGGAAAAAAGATGAAAAAACAGGATTGTATCTTGACGAACCAGTTGAATTTATGGATGATGCTATGGCAGCGCTTAGATATTCAATAAATAATAAGCTTAAAATTGAGGTTTCTGGAAAATATGATGATGATGTTTATAACAAGGGAGTAGGTTTAAAGTCAAAGCAAAGATATAACAAGAAAAAAGGAGGACATGTATTCTAATGATAGATAAATCAATATTTGATAATAATTATAGAAATAAGAAAGAGCAGCTGTTAAAGTTAAGTCATTCAGAAAAGAGTGAAAGAAGAAAAGCTAAGAAGGATTTTATATTTTATTTAGGTGAATGTGAACATAAAAGAGCAGCATTATTGGATCGAGATTTTTTAGGTCAAAGCTGGATGAATGTAGATGATCTTGATTATGTTCCAAGTCAGATAATAGATAATAAAATAAAACCATTGATTCATAAGCAGGCAAGGTTTATGTTTGGAAAGTCACCAGACATATTATTTAAACCTTACGATAAGAAGTATAAAGATAATTGTGAGGAATTAAGGCAATATATAGATGCTATATTAAATGCTAATAAGTTCTGGAGTAATACTTTAAAGGCATTCAGATTAGCAACAGTAACTAAAAGAGTTTTATTGAGATTAGAAGCAAATCCTAATCAACCAGTAAAGCTCTTTTATCATTCTATAGATGATTTCAGCTATAAGAATGACTCTTATGATTCAAGTAAATTAAAATCAGTTACTTTTGTAAGGGAAGATTCAAAGAATAAGAAAGATGATGAGACTAATAATTTATGGTATAGATACACTTACTATATGAATAGTGGATACTGTCATTTAAAAACAGAAACGTATAAGGGGGATAATCTTGATACACCTATAGATATAAAAGAACAGAACACAAGACTTAGCAAAATACCTTGCTGGGTTATAGTAAATGAACAAAGTCCTAATAATATTATTGGGTGTAGTGATATTAAAGACTTGAAGCCATTACAAAATGCTTATAATAGAAGATTAAGTGATTTCAATGATGCACTTAGATTCTTGCTATTTGGACAGACAGTAATTATTGATGGTGATGAAGATGATGTTAATAAATGCAATATAGCACCTAATAGCTTAATGGCTATAAAAAGTATTAACCAAGAAGAAGGAACAAAACAGGCGCAGGTTAAAAGAGTAGAAAGTGGGTTTAGTAATGCAGAGCCGATAAAAATGTATTTGCAGATGTTAGATGATAGTATGCATGAGAAATTAGCAATACCTACCGATGAGAAATTAAAGGACGTTCCAAGTGCAAAAACAATAAAGTATATCTATACTGAATTAGTAGCTAGGTGTGGAGAAAAATGGAATGATTGGGAACCTACAATAAGAAGTATGCTAAGACTAATTGTTGAAGCATGTAGCAAATTCCATTGCTATAGCGATTGGAATCATGTTTGGGATGAACTACAATATTCTATTGTTATTAACAAGAATTACCCTATCCCTGAGGATGAAGAAGATGCTAAGAGACTTGCTATGGAAGAAGTAGTAGCTAAAGTAAGAAGTCATAAAAGTTATATTAAGGATTACTCAGATGATGAAGATTACGAAGAGCACTTTAATGAAATATTACAGGAAACAAGCCTACTTCAAAATGCTCAAGATTCTATGATGAATGATATTACTAGTGAAATAGATGATATAGATGATGAAGAATAGTGGTGAAGAACCATGAGTTTTTATAAAAAGAAAGTATTAGAAGTTCGTAAGAAAATCTTACAATTAACATTGGAGCAGAAGAGACAAATTAATCATATATATGCTAAGTCTGCCAATAGATTGATTAATGAGATATTAGAATTACCTGATATAAGTAGAACTAGAGTACATGATATAGATATTGCAAGATTACTTAATGATTATACTAAAGACTTATATAAGCAACTGTATCCTAATATTAAAGATAATATGATGGAAAGTTCTATTATACAAAGACAAGTTATATTAGATTTTGTAGATCAAGTTGCAAAAGATAGAAAGTTAAGTGAGATAGTTAAACATAATATTAATAGTTATTCAAATACTGTTGTTAAAAATCTAATTGCAGGTGAATATTACAAAGATGGAAAGACATTAAGTAAAAGATTGTGGAACCTAACTTTAGATAATGGAAATAAGATAGATGAATTTATAAAAATGAATATTGCCAGTGGAGCCAATGCTAGAAAGCTGGCTAATGATTTGGAATTGCTTATTAACCCTAATAATAGAATTGTTACAAATAATTTTAAGGCAGGTTTCAATAGTTATAAGATATCATATCAGGCTCAAAGATTAGCTAGAACCAGTATTACTCATGCAGCTACAGAAACACAAATTCAAAATGCTAAGAAAAATCCTTTTAGTAAAGGGCTAAGGTGGAATTTAAGTGCAAGTCATAGTGCTCGTATGCATGGTAAAACAGATATATGTGATGATTATAATGGACAAATATTTAAACCAGAAGAAACACCACTACAACATCCCAACTGTCTGTGTTATTTTACAGAAGAAGTTGCAGATATTGACGATGCAATAGCAAGAATAAATAAATGGGTTGAAGGTAATGAAGATAAGGAGTTAGATAGTTGGAGTACAGATTTTAATAAAGGTGAAGATAATATTAAGAATAAAACCAGTAGTTCAGTCAAGGTTAATGGAAAAGATGGAACTATAGATATTAATATACCTAAATCAAAGAATAAAAATATAAATACAAATGTTGGAAAAGATGATATAATAAATAATAAAAAATCTTTTAAAGAAGCAACAAACATAAAAGAAGCAGAGAGGTATTCTATTAATAGTTTAGAATTTAATAAAGTTAGTTTTAGTGGAATAGACTTGAGTGTAGTTAATAGAATTAATAAAACATTAACTAAAACTTATGATGAATATCCTATGTTAAAAGGTTTTATACAAGAGATTAAGACATGTAAATCTGGAGCACCAGCAAGTGCACAGATAAGTTATAAAAATGGAATTTTAAATACAGTGTTAAAATTATCAAGAGATGATTTGAATAATTTAAATGATATTGATGATATGATTAAAAGATGTGTTAAAGCAAAATGGTGGACACCTAAGGATAGCATAGATGGTATAGTAAAGCATGAATTAGGACACATGATTGAATATGCATCTACTTTAAAAATGTATGGTGTCGATTTTGATAGTAATAATTCAAATTTGATAAAAAATGTATTTAATGCTATAAGTAATGGAGAATTATCAGCGGAAATAAAACAAGAAGCTTTAATGAATTTAGACATAAAAGATACTAAAAAAACTATAGTTGATAATTTAAGTGAATACGGAACAAAAAATACTAAAGAGTTTTTGGCAGAGGCAATATCTGAAAAAGAACCTAGAAAGCTTGCACAAGAAGTTGTTAAAATATTAAAGAAAAAGATTGGAGGGATATTTAATGATTGATTTTCCAATTGAATTAATTAACTGCACATTTATTGATGATGATGGTAATAGACAGTTAAAAGAGAATGCAACAGAAAGTCAAAAAAAGATATTTAAAAATTTTTATAATAGTTTCAATGAAGAATTGTATACTGAGGATGAATTTTCAATAGAAGATTAAGATGCACTTACTTAGAAAAATAAGTAGGTGCTATTTTTAAGTTTAAATTATGAGAAGAAAATGAGAAAAAGTTGAGAAATTTCAAAAGATACACATGATATAATAAATATAGTAAGAATTTAGCACTTAGAGACATCTAGGTGCTTTTATTATGTTTAAGATAGGGTTTGGGATTAGAGAAGTCCTCACCTATCTTTTTTATTTTATATTAAATTAAAAGAAAGGGGTATTAATTATGCCAAATTTAAGTGAAATTCTAGGAGATGCTTATAAGAACATACCAGAAGATGTACAAAAAAAATATAAAGATATAGATCTAGTAGACAGTTCTAAATATATTGAAAAGTCGGATTATGAAACAATAAAAAAAGAAAGAGATCAATACAAAAAGGATATTAAGAAGCGAGATAAGGATTTAGAGGATATTCAAGATAAGGTTAAAGACAATGAAGAGTTGACTAAAGAAATTGAAAATTTAAAGGCAGAAAATAAAAAAATAGCTGCTGAATCAAAAGCTGAATTAGATAAATTAACGTTTGAATCAAAACTTGAAAAGAAGTTAGGATCATATAATCCTCAAAATGCTTCAATGCTTAAGAAAGCTTTAGATTTAAGTAAAATTACAAGAGATGGAGATAACTTTATTGGTCTTGAAGAACAGATTAATTCTTTAAAAGAAAGTGACAAATATTTATTCAAAGAAGAAGTCGTTAAAGGTAAAGAAGATAATTCAGGAGGAACAGGAAGTATAGGAACAGATAATACTGGTACTGATGATGGTACTAATGCAAATAGTATAGGTGCATTACTAGCAAAATCAAAAGCCGAGAATGCAAATGCAGAAGCTCAAAGCAAGTTTTTCGCATAGATCATATTTAATAGGGAGGATTACAACATGAGTTATGAAAGAACAGAAAAAATAATGGGTGAAAATAAATCCATATTATTGGTCGCAGGAATGTTGTTTCAAAACATATCGGTAAAAGTAAAAAAGACTGATGTTGCGGCATTCTTGACTAACGGAAAATTGAAAGCAGGTACTCCATTAACTAAAGATGGTAAAGTAGTTGATGGCACAACTATTACTGCTGATAAAGCTTTTGGATTACTTTATAGAGATATTGATTTAACTTATAGTAATGGGAATGAAACAGTTCCAGTAACTATATTTGGATTTGTAAACTCAAAATTATTACCTGAGACAGTTACTGCAGATGTAAAAGCAGCATTAAAAATGATACAAGTTTTATAAAATGAGAAGGAGATAAATAATGGATTGGAGAGACTATATAAACTCAAAAGAAATTGCAACATATATTAAAGCATTACCACCTGAAATGTTAATAGGTGAAGCTTTATTCCCTAGAAAGAAACAACTTGGAATGGATCTAAAATATATTAAAGGTTCAAAAAAGAAACCAGTAGTATTAAGACCATCAACTTTTGATGTAGCTGTTAAAGTTAGAGCTTTAAAGGCCGAAGTTAATATAAAAGCTAAGAGAATGCCATTCTTTAAAGAGAGTGTTCTTGTAAGCGAAGAAGATAGACAGCAATTATTATTAGCTTCACAAGCTGAAAATAAAGAACTATTACTTATGATTATATCTGAAATCTATGATAACTATGTTAGTTTAGTAGATGGTGGTGATATGCAGATGGAAAGAATGAGAATGCAGGCTTTAGCTGATGGAGTAATCAATATTGTTACTGAAGATGCAGATCTTGTATTTGATTTTGATATACCATCAGAACATAAGGAAGTATTAGCTGGTGATGCTAAATGGAGTAACCCAGATGCAGATATAGTTGGAGACATTGAAAGGTATAAAACTAAAATGAGAAATGCAGGTTATGCAGTTCCAAAGAGAATGGTTATGACAAGCAAGACATTTGGATATTTAGGAATCAATAAGGCAATCAAATTGGATATTGATAAGGATGGAAGAGTTATTCTTACAGAAGAAATTATAAAGAATTACTTCAAGAATAAACTCGATATTTCTATCGCAGTTGTTAGTGGAACTTATAAACTTGAAGATGGTTCAGAAGAACAATACTTCCCTGATAATAAAGTGACATTAATTCCAGATGGAAACTTAGGTGCTACTTATTACGGAACAACTCCTGAAGAAGCTGATAAGATGTATAGTTCAAAATTAGATTGCTCTATAGTAAGAACTGGAATAGCAATTACTACAATGAGAAAAGATGATCCTGTCACAACAGAGACAAAGGTATCTCAATTAGGAATGCCTTCATTTGAAAAAGCAGATGATTGTTTCTTTGTAACAGTAGCATAAAAGTGTAGCTTATAAACTATGCTCTTTAATTTTATTTGAAAGGATGATATAAATGGCAAGAGGTAATAAACAGGAAGAAACCAAACAAGCTGCATATAAAGCAAAAGCATTAGTCTGTATTAAATATGACAAAACATCTTACAAACCAGGTGATGAATTTGAAGTAAGAGAAGAAGATGCAAAAGAACTTGAGTATAATGGATATGCAGAAGTAGAAGAAGTACTTGAATTAAAAGAGGATGAGGATAGAGAAAAGGAGGGTGAATAGTTATGGAACGTACACCTTTAGATATTTTAAAAATTAATTTAAACGAAAGTCAGTATCCTGTATTTAGTGATGAAGAACTTGAAAACTTATTAGCAGTCAATGACAACAATGTATTAAAAGCAAGTTGGAGAGGCTGTTTAATGAAAGCTAATACAGATAGCAAAATAAAAGTTGGTCTTATAGAAATAGAAGATGCTGATCCTGATTATTGGAATAACCTTGCATCTATTTATCAAGCTGATTATATAGCAGAACAGTCGAAATTGAATCCAACTGTAACAAGTGGATATAAAACATCTATGAGAAGGGCAGATGGCTGTTAATGGCTAGATTAAAATCTAAAAAGATTATAGATGCAATCAATAAGGGTATATCAATAAATCCTACTACATTTGATGTTAAGTATGCAGAAAAGGTTCTTGTAGATGGTGCTTATGAGAAAGTTGAAAATATAATAACTTATACTGGAATAATATATTTAGAAGATAATTCAAACAAAATAACAATTGAAAGTAAAACTCAAGGAACATCTTATACTACAAATAAATATAAGATGATTTTAAATAATGAGAATGAAATAAAGATAGATGAAAAGAATGTTGTTGAATTTGAGTCTAAAGAAGGACATATAAAAGTTACAGGAGCTTACCCAATAATAATCGAAGATACTTTATGTGGTTACTTGTGTGATTTAGAAAGGACTTGATTTCATGGGTTTTAAAGTTATTGATTATATTAACAGGAAAAAAGTTGGTATGGGAATGTTACTTGGAGGAATTATAGCACCTACGCTTGTTAATAAAGCTAAAGAAAAAGCTTACTGGAAAGATAGAAGTTCTCATGCTAGAAATGGAATAAATGGTGGAGTAGAGGGTGGTGGCAGCCAGTATTCTGTATATTTAGCACATGGCACAGAATATGGAGAATGGCTTGAAAAAGGTACTGGTATATACGGACCTACTGGTAAAAAGATAGTTCCAGTAAAAGGCAAAGTATTAAGTTGGGTTGATACTGATGGGGAAAGACATTTTGCCAAGAGTGTAAAAGGTATTAAGCCTATGCCAATATTAAAAGATACTTTAAATAATAATAAAGAATTTATAATAGAAGCTGTTGGTAAGTATTGGAGTGATTAATATATGAGGCTAGCAATAAGAAATCAGTTGCTCAAAGAAGTTACGGAACTTAAAGGATGCTATGAACCTAATGTACCAGACAAGCAGACAGAAAAGCCATATTCTGTTGTTGTTGCAAAAGACGATACAGATAATGGGGAAGTAGTTGGATTTAAGAGAAGTATTGAAATATGGTTGTATGATGAAAGACTTTCTTTTAAGAGTTTAGATAAATTAGCAGAGCAGTCAATAAAAGCATTAAATTTAAAAGTAATAACTAATCCTAAAACAGGCGAGAGTTTTACATGCAAATTTGATGGGATTATAGGACAAGATATAGTAGATGAAGAGTGGAATGCAATAGCAAAAGGTTTAAAATTTACTATTATTGCATTACATGAAGACACTGAAGAAAATAAAGATAGATGGCTTGATGCTTTAAGTAATTATAGTAAAAGTATTATTGATATTCCTGTATATCTTAATAACTGGAAAAGTAATTTTCAAGTACCTTCAATTTTATGGAGAGTAACTAATAAGGATAGGATGAGAGAAACAAACAGGGTTATAAGAGAAGAAAAAACTCTTATATGTCATGTGGTAAGTGAAAATAAATCTGAAATAGAACAGATTCTTGATACTATCGAGGAACATTTAATTACGGATTTGAAAATACCTTATGATATTGAAAATAGGAGATATCTTACTATTAAGAGTATAACTGAAGATAAAGAGGCAGATATGATAACCAAGGGTCAGTTGACTATTGAGTTATTTAAAAGAAAAATGATAGAAGATAATACGCCTAAATTAAAAAACATTATTGGAAAGGGAATTATTAAATAGGAAGGAGGCTGTATAATGGCTGATGTAAATAAAGATGTTACCACAAAAGAAACAGCTACATCTACAATTAAAACTACAGTAAATGAAGAAAAGTTTTCTGTAGAGGAATATATGGAAAATGCAAAAGCACTTGGCTATACAAAAATAGTATTAGCAGGTGCTTTTTCTAATTGCTCAAAAGAAGAGAAATTTACAAAAATAGAAGTAGATAAGATGGTGAAAAATTTCTTAGGAAAGAAGGTTAAATAATGGCAAAGGGAACATGGGGAACAGATAATAAACCTGAAATACCAGGTTTTTATAACAGATTCCAGACTGCTGCTGAAGCTACAATTGCAAATGGGACAACAGGAACATTAGCTTTAACAGTAACAGCCAACTGGGGACCAATAAAAGAACCAGTTTTAATAAATAATGATGTAGAAAATACTCTTAAAGCAACATTTGGAACCGATGACAATTATACAGCTTATAAACTAGGGAAACTTGCGTTATTAGGTAAACCTAAAGAATTATTGCTATATAGACTGGCAGATTCAAGTGCATCAAAAGCTTCTTTAGTACTTCAAACAACAGATTCATCGCCATTAAATGCTATTACATTAGAAACTGTATATCCAACAACTAGAGATTTTAAGGTAACAGTAAAAACTAATGTTGCAGATTCAGATAAGAAAAACATAATCCTTTATGAAGGATCAAAACAGTTATTCAATATTACTGTTAGTGGAACATTTGCAGAAATTGCAAAGACAATAAATAATGCAACAGCAAACACATATATTACGGCTAAGACAAGTGAAGTAAGCTCAACTACGAATACTTTAGATAATGTTGCTACTAAGAATTTTACTGGTGGTAATGATGGAACCGCAGGAATAACGAATCAAGATTATATAGATGCTATGACTATCTTTGAAGGTTATGAAAAAGATGCTTTTGTTATTGATAAATATGCAGATGCATCACTACAAACATCAATACAGGCATGGAATACACAATGTAAAGAAAATGGAGATATGTTCCTTATATTTGTTACAGGTGTAAATGGTGATGAAACACTAGATGATGCTAACCAAAGATCTAATGATTATAATGATTATCTTGTAAACAATCTATTTTTAAAATCAGCGACTTACAATGGTGTGACTTATAACAGTGCTGAAGTATTGGTTTATATCGCTGCATTATCAATAGGAAAAGGATTAAAGGAATCAATTTGTAATGAAACTACAATATTTGATTCCGTAATGCCTAAATTATCAAAAACTCAAATAACATCAGCTATTAAAAATGGTACTATTGTACTTTATGAAGATGGTGGAAGAGTTGTTGTTGCTGATGATGTAAATACATATAAGATTTACAAAGATGAAGCTGGAAAGGCATTTGGAACGATACAGACTGTTATCTTTTTAAAAACAGTAAATGAAGATACTTCGGCTAAAAGATTTGAGATTTCAGGAAAAGTTGATGCTAATGATACAGGAAGAACTATTGCATTATCTTCACTTAAAAAGTATTTTGAAACATTAAATAACAATGGAATTATCGCAGATGATTTTGTTGTAAAAATTGATGAAGAAAAGCAGGCAACTGCAGAAGCTGATGAAATGTATTGGACATGGGCTGTAACTCATTACAAAAAACTTAAGAGAGTTTACGGAACAGGAATTATCGCTGAATAAGAAAGGAAGTGTAGTAAATGTCTGGAGAATTAGATGCTTCAAGAGTATGTAGTGGTACATATGGAAAGATTTTTGTTGATGGTGAATGGCAGACACAGGTAAGTGAAACAACAGCAGATGTAGAAATAGACATGAAAGAACTTTTAACCTGTGGATCTGAATGGACAGGACATAAAGCTGGTGCTAAAAAGGGAACTGGTTCACTTAAAGAGTTTAAAGTTACTTCAAAAATGATAGAAAATGGATTCAAAAAATTTGAAATAATTTCTGAATTAGATGATCCTGAAGCATATGGCTATGAAAGAATAAGACTTAAAAATTGTAGAGTAACAAAGATTAGTCTTATAAACTTTAAACCAGGAGAAGTAATTGAAAATGAATATCCATTTGTATTTGATGGATATGAATTGCTTGATAAAATTGTACAAACTGATTAAAAGTTTTATTAAGTTTTAGAGTAGAGCATTAGATGCCTACTCTTTTCTATTTATTAATTGGAATAAGAGAGGAAGATATTATAATGAAAAAATTAAATGAAGAACAACAAGCACAATTAGCATCAAAGGAAGAGGACATATTAGCAAAATTAATGGGCGAAGAAATTGAGGCACCTAAAGGAAAAGCAAGGCTTGAAAGGCTTGGAATACAATTAGAACTTAAAGGTCTTACAGGAGATGAATTAAGCAGAATAAGAAAAGAATGCACTAGAAAAAGAAAAATTAGAGGTGTGTGGGAAGAAAAATTAGATAATGCAGAATATGATGCTGGAGTTATTATAGCAGCTACTACTAATTTCAACTGGAATAATACACAATTGCTTGCTAAATATGAATTGAGTGAAGGAAAACAGTTTATAATTAAGAAATTATTAGCTGGAGAAAAGAATGCTTTAGTAGAATCTATTCTTCAATTAAGTGGATTTGGGGAAGATGTAGAGGTTACAGAAGATGATATAAAAAACTAATAAGTAGTGGAGGATCAATAGCTGCTTTATATAATTTATTTCTTCTTCATAATATGTCTCCGGATGATGTGATGAAGAAAGATTATATGACAAGAAAGTTGTTATTTGCATTCTCTGCTATTGAAGTTAAACAACGTAATAGTAAGTAATAATTATAGGGTGCTGTAAAAGGCACCCTTTTTCTTTATATATGAAAGTAGGAGGTGATTGCAATAGCATCTAAAGAAATCTATAGATTAGATATAAAAATTAATGTTAATGGAGATAAAGAATCATCTAATAAAGTTAAAAAAGTAGAAGAAACAGCAGAAAAAGCAAAAAAGAAGCTTAAAGATTTAGGAAATCAGACTGCTAGTCCTACTGCAAAGTTAAATGATAAGATGTCATCTCCATTAGAGAAATTAGAATCTAAAACTAAGAGTTTATCAGATAAAACCATAAGCCCTACAGCAAAGCTTAAAGATAATGCTACTTCTGGATTGGATAAAGTAAAGAGTGCTACTGAGAAGTTAAACAATAAAGAAGCAAAGGTTAAAGTAAAAGCAGAAGATCAAGCTAGTAGTGTTATTGAAAAAGCAAATAATAAGCTTACTTCATGGTTAAAGGCAGGATCAAAAAAGGTAATATCCATAGCACTGGCAGGTACCCTCGCTATGGGGGGATTTGGTGCTACTACAGCAATTAATACATTTAGTAATTTTGAATATGGCATGAAAACTGTACAGGCTACAAGTCAAGCTACAGAAGCAGATTTAAGTAAACTTACTAATACAGCTAAAAATTTAGGAGCGACTACTTCTTTTTCAGCAGTAGAAGTAAGCCAAGGAATGAATTATCTGGCAATGGCAGGATATAAAACTAACGATATTATTTCAGCTATGCCAGGTTTGTTAAATGCAGCTGCAGCTTCAGGTGAAGATTTGGCAAGTACAAGTGATATTATTTCAGATGCTATAACAGCATTTGGAATGAAAGCAAGTGATACAAATCATTTAAGTGACGTTATGGCCCAAGCAAGTGCTAATGCAAATACTAATATAGGACTTTTAGGAGAATCATTTAAATATGTTGGTGCTACAATGGGAGCTATGAAGTACAGTATTGAGGATACAAGTATTGCATTAGGATTAATGGCCAATGCAGGTGTAAAGGGGTCAATGGGAGGTACATCACTTAAGAATGCTATAGTTAATATGGTATCACCTACAAAAACTATGGCGGCAGTAATGGAAAAATATAAATTATCACTAACTGATAGTGAAGGAAATATGAAGTCGCTTAAAGGTGTAATGGATATGCTTAGAGAGAAAATGGGTGGTCTTGATACAGCTACACAAGCGGCTGCTGCAAGTGATTTATTTGGAAAAGAAGCAATGTCTGGAATGCTTGCAATAATTAATGCAGGTACATCTGATTATGATAAATTAACTACTGCAATATATGGAGCAGATGGAGCTGCTAAGAAAATGGCAGATACAAAATTAGATTCTTTAAGTGGTAAATGGACTATTCTTAAATCAGCTGTTGAAGGAATGAACATTGCTTTAGGAGAAAGACTAGCACCATACGCAAAACAGTTTGTAACATGGTTTACTGGAAAGATACCAGATATAACAGATTGTATAGTTAATACAGTAGATTATTTATCTAATCACACAGAAGATATAAAAGAAACTGCCATAGCAATTGGTACTGTTGTAACAGCTATAGCTGGATTTAATATAGCTGGTTCAATTGGTAATTCAATAAGTGGAATATCTAATTTAGTATCATTATTCAAAGGTGCAAGTGTAGCCAAAGATGCTACAGAGACAGCAGTAGGAATAAGAAAAGTAGGATTAGCAGCAAAAATATTACCAGCTTTATTTAGTCCAGTAGGATTAGCAATTACAGCAGGTGTTGCAACAACAGCGTATGGAGTAATGAGCTATAACTCATTAATAAATAGGAGTATAGATACAGCTACAGAAGAGTTGACTATTGGGGAAAAAATAATAAATAAATTTACAGGAAGTGCTTATAAATCAGCAAAAGAATTACAAGAATCAGGAGTAAAGTATACGGATTTCGGAGAAGGAATATCAGATTCATTCAAAAAAGCAGTAAGAGAGACTGCAAAGAGTGGAACGGAACTATTAATGAATATTAAAAAAATAGATATGAGTGGTTATTCAACATCTGATAGAGAAAATAAAATAGCAAACAGAATAAATGATTATGCCTATGATATTATTAATGCATTAGAAAACAAGAAAAATTCTGAAACAAAAGTTTTAAAAGATGCTTTAAGTGCAGATGGAGATTACAGTTCAGAAAATGATTCGGCAGTTTCATCAATAGGTGAATATTATGATAATGTTACAGAAAAAATTCAAGTTGCCAGGGATAAAGTATATTATATAACATCACAGGCTTATGCTGATAATAGAGAATTGGCAGTTAGTGAATTAGAAGAAATAAAAGGATATATTGATCAAATGAATAGTCTTAAATTAGAGGCTATAGATGCTAAAAACACCTATGATCAAGCATATGCTCAGTCTAAATTTACAACAGATGCCAGCAAGGTTACAGATGCAGATAGTGCGAGTGAATTGCTTAAAAGTTCTTATAAAGATATTGACGATGTATACAAAGATAAAATTGCTGATTTGGATGGAAATATTGCTGTTTTAGAAAAAACATTATCAGAAACAACTGAAGAAAGTAAAAAATCATCATTACAAAAGAGTATAGATGAATTAAGAAATACTAGAGGCTCTTATGCTGATTCTAATTGGAATGAGAAACAAGCAATGTATCAGATTATAATGGATCAGAATCCAGGAGCAGCTAGTAGTATAAATAAGTATACTGGTGATAAATTAGATAAGGTAGATTTAAATCGTAGGGAGACATTGGATAAGATGCAAGAAAAAACTCCGGGCTTAACCGGAATAAAAGAAAGTGGAGTATATGCTTTAAGGAATGAAAAAAATGGCAGATTAGAAAGATATGCAGTTGTTGTTAATGAACTCTCAAAAGAAATAGTAGGTGTAAAAAATTTACTTAATGGAGAAACTGGACTTTATTCGACAGAAGACGAGCAAATATTAGAAAAGGTTAGCGAAAACTATAAAGATATAAATAGTACTTTATCTAAAATAAGCGGAAATAAGCCAACCCACATATTGGAGACTTATTCTGGAACGTACGCATTAAAAGATGTTATGGGAAAAACACTAGATGCATTACAAGATGTCCGAGTGGCAGAAGATGGTGTTATAGAAGGATTTGCTACAATTGACGGAACACAAGTTTACATAAAAGCTGATGCAAGTGGAGTAATACAAGCTATAGGAAATACCAGAGAAGAATTAAATCAAGTACCACCAATTACTGCAGCAGATGTAACAACAAATGGAACAGCACAAAAAACAACATCAGAAATTACTGGAGTAATTACTAAAGCTAATGAAGCAGACGGAAAGACAATCACTATTACAACTATATTTAAAAAAGTTTCTCAATGGTTTAAAGATAAATTCTCAGGAGCAGCTGATGCAATTTCAGAAAATGCAAATGGTACCCATTATTCAGAGTCAGGATTAAGTACTGTAGATGAAAGAGGATGGGAACTCGCTGATAGAACAGTTCCAGTGATTGGACAATATAATAATAATCCTTTAGTAAATCTACAAAAAGGAACTAAAATAAGAAATCATATGAACTCTGTAAATGACATGAGAGCGGCAGTTCAACAAGAAGTAGCTAGAAAAACACCACAACAAAAGGTAGAAGTATACCAACCACAAGTAGCAATGGCCGGTGGAGGAAATCAATTCAGCTTTGGTGGAATGAATATAAATATAAATGGTAATCAAGATGTAGAAGCTATGATTCAGGAAGCAATGCAACAATTTGGACAGAATTTAAGAGATGCATTTACAAATATCCAAAAATAGCACATTATAGTATAATTTATGCAAGGTGGTTGATCAACAGTTAGAACAATTACTTAAATTTGGTATATCATGATAATATTTTGAGAAAAACATGAGAAAATAAATAATGTTAAAATGTTATAATTATTATAATGATAATATATTTTAAAAAGCGCTTAGTTTTATACTAGGTGCTTTTCTTTATTGTAAAATCCCAAGTGATTGGAGTTTTGGAAGGAGCTGATTTAGATAGATATATATTTAATTGAAGAATTCAGTAATACAACAATTCACTTCCCAGTTAATCCATTAGAAAAGATATCAGCACCTAGAAAAAGAAGATACAAGACAGAAGAAGTATTAAATGTTGGTGAAGTTGATATAAAACAATATGGAAAAAATATAAGAGAAACATCATTTAATTCTTTATTTCCTATTGAATATAATGAAAGTTATTGTGTATGTATGCCAACAATGTCACCGCAACAATATATGAATAAAATTAATGAATGGGTTGATGCAGAGTTAGATACAGTTCAGCTTAGATTAATAATAGCAGAATTAAGTATTAATGAGATAGTAAATATAAGTCAATTTGACCCAGAAGTAAGGGGTGGAGAAGTAGGAGATATATATTTCAGTATAGCATTTAGAACTCACAAACCCTTATTAATCGGATATATAGATAATTCACAAAGTTCATATCAAGGTGGACTAATTGATTATGGTAATAGATATTTTGGTGATGATACTTACTCTGATGGAGATAAAATAAAAATTGTTATTACTGCTACTGTATATGAAGAAGATAGTCAAAATAGTACAGGACTTGGATATGCATACGAAGGAGAAACATATACTGTTTATAAACAGTGGGGAGATTGGTTATCAATTTATTGGGGCTCATCTGGTGGATATGTACATAAAGGTTTTGTAACTAAAGCGTAGGTGGTGATATATTATGGATTTAGTATTGAAAAATAAATATAAGATAGAAGGACTATCGTTATCTGGATCACTTAAAGAATCCATAGACACTATTTCTTATACTATGAATTTTGAAATATTAAAAAATTATGCACTTGCAAATAAAATAGGATTAACAAAAGGTGATTCTATAGAATTTTACGATAAGGGATTCTGGTCAAAAGAAAATAAGAAGATTTTTTCAGGCGTGATTTGGACAACAAATGAAAGCGATAAGACAATGAGAATATCACTTGAATGTAAAGAAAGAACGGTTTATTTGGAAGAATCAGAAGATGAATTATTGTTATATGATGGTCATACAGCAACTCAAAGAGCTACTAACATATGCAATGATTGGAGTATACCAATAGGAAATTTTGCAGATACAGGAATAGGATTATCTAAAGATAGAAGAAAAAATTCATTATATACAATGATGTGGAGTGATCTTAAAGAAACTGCTCAAAAGGGTGGAAAGTTGTATTGCTACAGAATGGGCACTTCTCTTGATTTAATTGAACTAGGCACAAATGAAGTTATATATAAACTTGATGGAATTATCGATGATCCAAGTCGTAAAAACACATTAGATGGAGTTGTAACTCAAGTAAAGGTGCTTGGAGAAAATAAAAGTAAGGAAGAAAGTCCGGAAATTTCACCTATAGTAGGAGTATTCAAACAAGGAACTGATGATTATGGAACTATACAAAAAATAGTACAAGATAGTAAAGTAACTGATTATGCAACAGGACAGGATAAAGCAAACTCTATGTTTTCTACAGGTGAAGATACATGGACTTTTAAATGCGTTAAAGATATTCCAGATATACGTGCAGGAGACAAAGTATCATTATATAATAAAGATTATTACGTAACTGAAATCACACATAATTTAGGTGATGCAGATAGCATGACAATGAATGCTATGTCTACTTTAGATGATATAAGGAGGAAATTTTATGCCAAATGATATTTATAATGAAATTGCAAGAGTAGTACATGGAAATACAAATCAATCAATATCAGCATCCAATTATGGAACTGGTATGGCGTTAGCAACTGTAACTGAAAGTGGATTACTAGTAGATGGAATAAAGCAAGAATATCCTAAAGGTGATTATTGGATTTTGGATAATTTAAAAAATACTGATAACATTACAACAGAATCAGCTAGTGGTCCAGAATCACATACACATACAATAAAAACACCTAGTAATCAATTAGCTATAAAGGTGGGAGATAGAGTATTAGTTGCTGTAATGGGTATTAATGCTGTTATTGTTGGGAGGATTTCTAATGGCTAATTTATTTCCTACAAATAGTATTGAATCTGTAACTATTAAAGAAAATTCTACATTTGAATTAAAAGGATCATATGCTATTGATTTTGAAACAATGACATTTATAAAGAACCCAGATGGAACTATAAAAATATTAAATGGTTATGATGCTTATATACAATGGTGCCAACTTGCTATAATGACAATAAGAAATAGATTTAAGGCATATACTTATAGGTTTGGTAGAGAAGAATTGAATAAGGAATTAAATAAAGAAGCTACGGAAATGGAGCTTACGAGAATCACACAGGAAGCATTAATGGTGCATCCAAATACAAAAAGTGTTGATTCTTTTTCTTTTACTTGGAAAAATGGAGAAGTCTATTATGAGTACAAAGTAACTCCAATTAAAGGACAAAGTAAAGTATTAAAAAATACTGAGAAGGTGGGATGATAATTAATGACAATATCAATAGATAATTACCTTCCGGATTATCTTAAGGAAACATCAGAAGATGTATTAAAGAGAGCTATTTCAAACGCTCCATCTAATATTAATACGATGGAAGGAGATATATTTTGGAATTCTGTTAAGCCTTTTTCAGAAGAAATTGCAAAATTTAGAAGGGTATCATTACTACAGATATTAAAGCTGGGAATCACTCAAACAGCCACAGGAAAATTTTTAGATCTTAAAGGTGAAGCTGAAGGTATACCAAGGAAAAAGGGTTCGGCTGCAATTCACAAGATTAAAATATCAGCGAAAGAAGGTACTCGAATAAGTGCTGGAAGAGTTGTATGTACTACAAGAAGCGAAGATCAAGCAGCAATAGAATTTTTGGTGCAAAACACAGTAATCGTTGATGATTCAGAAATAGCAATAATTGAAGTTGAATGTACTGAGATAGGAACAATCGGAAATGTGGCAATAGGAAATATTAATATGTTTTCTCAAAATATAAACGGTATTATTTTTATTGAAAATATAGAGATAATTAAGTTTGGTGTTGATGATGAATTAGATGGGGACTATCTTGAGAGAATATTAGAAAATGCTTCAAATACCCCAAGTAGTGCTAACGATGCGCATTATGAAAAATGGGCTAAAGAATGTACTGGAGTTTCAGAGTGTAAGGTAATTCCACAATGGGATGGGGATGGAACAGTTAAAATAATAATTGTTGCAGATGGACATAAGGCTGCGACTAAAGAATTAGTTAATGAAGTAAATAATTATATAGATCCATATCCTAAGATGGGTAAAGGACAGGCACCTATTGGAGCAGAATTAACGGTTGTAAGTTGTATAGAAAAAGCAATTAATATTAAAGTTAAATTACAATTATCTGATGGTTATATATTAAATATATGCAAAGAAAAATTTGGTGTAATGTTAGATACTGAATTAAAAGAAATGCCATTTAAAACTACTAAATATATTTCTATAGCACAGTTAGGTAGGTTAATTCTTGATATTCCAGGTGTAATTGATTATACAGATTTATATTTAAACGAATCGGTATCTAATTGTATTTTAGCTGAAGATGAGATTGCCGTAAAAGGCATTTTAGAATTGGAGGCGATATAGTTGGATATCACACAATTCAATTCTAAATTAAATAAGTTAGATGGAAATATATATACAATAGAAGAAGTTATTAATCCAATAGCTGGTGTTTATGAAAAAGAATTAGCACATGATAATGTCGAAGTAAACACAATTAACATTTATACAGGAAGTAAGCTTACAGGAACTAAGATAAATACATATACAACTTTTACACCTTCTCTAACTCCATGGAAAACTATTATTAAGATATTTTCTACAGAGCCAGTTTTATATATTACTTATGAAACTACTGGAGATACAGTAGAATCAGAAGATGTTAATAATCTACAGGATGCATTAAATGAAACTCAAAGAGCGTTGAATGCCGAAATTGATAGAGCGGTAAAAAAAGAAAAGCAAATTGAAATAGACTTAAATAATGAAACTGTAAGAGCAACAAATGCTGAAGGAGTAATTTCAGATAATTTGGATAAAGAAATATTGCGAGCTACTAAGGCTGAAAAAGTGTTAACAGATAATCTCAATTTAGAAGTAGAGAGAGCGACTGCTGCAGAGAGTACTTTAACAAACAATTTAAATAAGGAAATTACAAGAGCCAAAAAAGCTGAAAATGATGAAGAAATGAGAGCAACAAATGCTGAAAGAATCATTGCAGATAATCTAACAAAAGAGGTTAATAGAGCTAGTAGTGCTGAGTCTACACTTAGAGATAATTTAGATAGAGAAGTAGAAAGAGCTACTGGTTCTGAAAGTTTAATACAATCCAATATTGATGCAGAAGTAACAAGAGCAAAAGCAAAAGAAGCACAAATAGATAATGCTTTAGCAGATAGATATACTAAAAATCAGATATTTACTAAGGATGAAGTATTAGAAAAAATACAAAATGTTATTGGTACAGCACCAGCTGCATTAGACACTCTTAAAGAGATTGCAGATTCATTAAATAATGATTCAAATTTTGCTGGAACTATGACAAATATGTTGTCAGAAAAGGTAGATAAGGTTGCTGGAAAACAATTAAGCACAAATGATTTTGATAATACACAAAAATCTAACTTAGCGGATTGTAACACTAAAAAGCATACTCATACTAATAAATCCGTTTTAGATGGAATTACAAGTACACTGATCACAGCTTGGAATAGTGCTGTAACTCATATAAGCGATGCTGTAAAGCACATAACAAGTGCAGAGAGAACATTATGGAATACAGTAAGTAATAAGGCAGAAAAATCTCATACTCATACTAAATCACAAATAACAGATATGCCAACTAAAGTTTCTCAATTTACAAATGATTCTGGCTATATTACTGCTTCTGATATTGATTCTTCTCAAAATCATACTCATACTAATAAATCTACATTAGATAAGATTACAGAGGATGCTTGGAATAACAAGCTAGATAAAAGTGGAGGAACAGTTTCAGGGAGAGTTATTTTTAATGGGGGTATATCTGTAAAGAGCCTAAATGGGGGAGCAGGTACATCTGGATATATGTATATAGCAAGAATAACAGTAGCAAGGCCAAACCAAGACCAACCAATCAAATTAGATATACAACAAAGAAATAGATATGGTTCAATAGTTTTTCAGTTTGCAAATTCTAGTTCTACAGATCCTCCACTATTATATATAAGAAAGATGGGAAATATAAGAGCATATATACATAAATCTGGAACAAGTACATGGGATTTATATGTTCAAAAATCAGAAGGTTATGATGTAATTGAAGTTATTACTTTAGGTAGAGGGGAGTACATGAACTACCTAAATATTGAGTGGAATGGTGTTACGGTAACATCTATGCCGAGTGGTTTTGTTACTGCTTCAACAGAATTTATGGATTTAGCTGTAACAAAAGCTACACAAGATTCTGATGGAAACCAAATCAATACAACCTATGTTAAAAAAGGTACTACATGGGATGAAATGGAGGGAATATAGATGTATTATGGACAATCCAAGTATGGAGTATCTAAGTATGCAGAGAATATGCCTTCAGAGGAAGAATTAAAAAAGTATTTTGTTAACTTATATAAATATGTACCACAATTTATTTATGAGCTTCCAGAAATGGAGGCTATTTATTATGTTGAAGGTTTAGAATTAGGATTGTTAAAATGGCAGATTGAAGATGTTTTAAAACAATTTAATGTTGATACTGCAACATGGGGACTTAGAATTTATGAAGATAAATATGGCATTCAATATAATCCAAGTATGAGTTATGAAAGTCGTAGAGAAGTAATAAAAGCAGCTATACGTGGAAAAGGTGTAGCAGATACATATAGAATAAAAATTGTTGCTGAGAGCTTTAGCGGTGGTGAGTGCAATGTAATACGTCATGACAGGGAAAAATACTTTACTATACAATTTGTTGGGATTAAAGGGATCCCAACAAATATGCAGGCACTTATTAATGAGATAAAGAAGATTAAGCCTTCGCATATGGGATTTGATTTTAAATATACTTATACATCATGGGATTATTTAGATAGCAAGAATTTAACTTGTAATGAAGCAGATAAAATTACATGGGATAATATAGAAATTTATGATTAAGGAGATGATAAAATGAGAATAAGTTCTAATTACGGATTAAAGCTAATGGAAGGAACGGACAATGTTAAGAGGCAAGATTTTGTAGATAATTTTACAAAGATAGATACAGAAATGAGAGCAATAGAAAATGGAGGATATCCAATAGTAGAAGCTACAGGAACTAACGCATATATTGGTGCTAATGTAAGGATTCAATCTTTAAAAAAAGGCACTAAATTAACTCTATTTGTAGGAACAAATGCGACTGGTAATTGTAGTTTGAATTTAAATTCTTATGGAGCTAAGAACATTAAAGATAGCAATGAGAATATTGTAACAAATATTAAAGCTAATATACCATATAATCTTTGTTACAATGGTACGGATTTTATATTACAGGGTAAAGGAGGTGGTGGAAACTTAATCCCTAAGTATTTATTAGCTGGTTATTATGGAGAAGGTGATAATGGACGAGTAGATGGTGCTATGGTTAATCGAGGTGCAGTAACTCAAGCGTTAGGACTCAATGGAAGCTTAACACTTCCGGAAGGTTATTATAATAGCGTTAAAATAGCACAGACAATACCATCAAGAGGAAATACTGGTGGTAATGTCGGTACAAATTGGTGGTCTCCATATAATGTAGTAAGTGCAGGAAATTATCTACATTATAAACCTAACAATGCAGACAACGGAGTAATGGCTTATTATGGAGATTGCTGGATATCAGCGCCTTTTTCTACAATAGCAAATATTTTAGGAATAACAGGCGATAAAGTAGTAGCAGGTAATAATATTTGTGGTGTTCAAGGAGCTGCAACAATTCAGAGCATGGGTAAATATGTTGAAGTAGAAGATGGTAGCGTAGAGGTATATACAAACACAGAAGGGACAGAAGAATTTAAGATAACAACAGGATTTAGACCGCGTTTTGTTATGGTAAAATACTTCCACAGCAAATATAATGGAACAACTTGGATGCTATTTAATTATACAGGCGACAAATGGTTTGGTATGGGTAAGAGAGACAATAACAGTACAACATCTACATATAGTACAAGTTCAGTTATGAGTACAGTTAAATTTGTAGACGATGGAGTTATTATTAAAGCGAGTCCTTATAGCAGATATAGAGTAGACTGGATAGTTTCAGAATAAAAACAGAAATAAAATAAGGAGTTACAATAATATGAAAACACTAATAATATACGATTCCAGTGGTAATATTTTATTTACTAAAACACCAGTAGAAGAAAATGAAGTTTTTAAATATATAATTTCTGATGTGCCAAACGATAGACAACCTATAAGAGTAGAAAATAATGAAGTCATACTTGATGATACAGAAGAAGTTAAATTAGCAAAGAAGAGATTAGAAGAGCTTGAAAAAGAACAGCTAAAAATTAAACAAAGTTTATTAGATATGGAGAATGATTTATAATGAAAACAGATAATTGGATTTATGATTACATTTATGATTTAGTTGAAGCTAAATATATAAGCAAGGAAAAAGCATTAGGATATACTGAAAATTTTTATAATAAGAAAAAATTAAGTGATGAAGAATATAAAGATTTAATGTTATTTATAGAGAGTACTTATGAAAATTAAATAAGCAAAGCAGTAATTTAGGACTTTTAATAGGTCTTTTTTTATTGCCTATTTTTAAATTAAAATATCCAATCGTTTGGAAATATGAAAAGGAAGGTGACATATGAATGAAGAACTAGTTAGACATGAACTTGATACACATAATATAAGACTTAATGATCATTCAAAAAGATTAGATAAATTAGAAAGAGAAGGTGCAGAACTTAAAACAGAAATTAAAAATTTGTGTGATAATTTAAAATCTTTAACAAGTATGATGAAGTGGTTCACAACTGCTATGATAGGAGCTTTTATAAGCTTCTTTTTTTATGCAGTTCAAAATAATATTTTTAAATAATGGAGGAATGTAAAATGGAAATGAATTTAATGGAGTATGTGCCAAGTCACTTAGCAATTTTAATTGCATGTATTTATGTTGTAGGAGTATTTCTTAAGAATTTAAATAGTGTACCAGATAAGTATATTACTATAATTCTTATGCTTTTTGGAATTACTTTTGCTGTGTTACTAAGTATAATAAACGCTCAATATAAAGTAGCTTTAGATGTAATTGTTAATGGTATATTACAGGGGATATGCTGTTGGGGGATATCTGTAGGAATTAACCAGACAGCTAAGCAGTTAAGCAAAAACGATTAATTAAAGAGTAGCCAGTTAGGTTACTCTTTCACATTATGTAATGTAAATTTAATAAGGAAGTGTTATATTATATGAAATTTGGAATAGATTTAGGACATGGAGTAGGTAAAGATCGTGGAGCAGTAGGAAATATTGCAGAAGAAACAATAATTAATTCTGTAGGAAGTCTTGTTATAAGCAAATTAAAAGCATTAGGACATAGTGTTATTGAATTAAGGCCAGATAGTGCCACTAGCGTTCAAGATAGCTTATATCAACGTTATACTAAAGCAGATTACTACAATGTAGATATGTGTGTAAGTATACATGCTAATGCAGGGGGTGGAATTGGAACCGAAGTATTTACATATGCTGCTAAAGAAGTACCACAGGCAAGAGCTGTATTAAATAATATTGCGAACTTAGGATTTAGAAACAGAGGAATAAAAGATGGCTTAAGTTTGGCTATGGTTAAAAGGCCAAAGGCAACAGCTATGCTTATAGAAATATGCTTTGTAGATAGCACAGATGTGAATTTATATAATACACTTGGACCAGAAGTAATTGCTACAGAAATAGTATTAGGGTTAACAGGAGAAGTTGTTTGTACTACAAAAGGTGAATGGATACTTGATAATACTGGTTGGTGGTACAAACATATAGATGGTAGTTATACATCTAATGGATGGGAGAAAATAGATAATAAGTGGTACTTATTCAATGCTCAAGGGTATATGCTTTATTCGTGGCAATATAGCTGTGGAGGAAATTGGTATTACTTAGGTGATAGTAATGATGGAACTATGAAAACTGGGTGGGTATTAACTGATAACAAATGGTATTACATGAATGCTGATGGTGTAATGCAAGTAGGTTGGCAGAAGATAGATAATAACTGGTACTATTTTGATAATTCAGGAGCTATGCAGACAGGGTGGATAAAGGATTACGGTAAAGATTATTTACTATATTCTAATGGAACCATGGCATGCAATACTGTAGCTTATGGATATAGATTTGATTCAGATGGAGTTGCTACTAAAATTTAATATGATATAAACCAGTAAAGGTAGCATATAAGATTAATTTATTATGTGCTACCCTATTTTTATTATTGTGATTTATTAGAAAAGATATGTTTTAAAAATAAAATATTGTTCTATAGGATACTCAAGCTCTCTTAAACTTTTAACTTCATACAACATACAAGTAACAATTTATTGGTCTGAATACTTAAGGGACATTCTCTATTTTTTTATTATTTGAATTTAATTTAGCAAAAGCAACTTCAACTTATTTAAAAATTTTAAAATAAGAATTTTACTGGTTTTATGGAAATATTAAAAAAGTATATAGACAAAAGTGTATATTATACCTTATTATAGAAAATGAGGTCTATAAATGTAAAAAATACTGTTATATTTATAGACTATAGGGGAATTACAATAAATATTCTAAACTATAAATATGGGAGATGAATAAAAAATGTCTAGAAAAAGATATACTAAATCAACAGTTATTGCTTTAACTGCAACTACAATTTTTCAATCAACATCAATGGTAACAAATTTATTTGATGTTAATGCTTTTGCAGTAGATAACATACAAACAAATGAAAAAGTGGAAATTTTAAATTCAGAAATAAAATTAGCATCAGCTGATGCAACCATAAGAGGGACAACATCATCTGCAGTAGAAGTGTTAAAAGACTCTTCTTTAGATGAACAACAGGCTAAAATAGAATCAAATATTGAGTCTTTATTATTTGATGCAATGACTAATAGAGAGTATAAGGTGATAGTTAGGAAAATTGAATCTGAATTAAAATCATTGAAAAATGAAGAAAAGAAAGAATTTTATAGAAAAGAAATAACTGATCTGAGGGATTTTAGAAATGTTTTAAGTGAATATGATAAAATTATTTTAGAATCTACATCTGATGCGGAGCTACAATATAGTAGAAGTAGTGAAAATTTAAATACTATATATGAAAAATTAATAGATATAAGAAATATTTTAAACAAAGAAAGTAATCTGAATGCTTTAATTCAAGAAAAAATAAATGAAATTAATAATATAAAATCTGCTTGTAATAATATTAGGACTGCGCTAGAAAAATTATTAAAGAAACAGATAGATAATGAAAATCAAATTCAAAAAAATGGCTATGCTTACATTGAAATTACCAATTCAGAAAAGAATTATGTTATGGAACTTATTAATGACTTAGAGAGAATAAACTATAATTTAACTAATGTTATAAATAATTATAAAACTGAATTAGAATCTGCTAAGAAGGTAGAATTTAAAGAAGAGCGTGAAGCCTTAGAAGAAGAAAAAACTAAAGCAGAAAGGCTTATTGAATCAAATAGAGGATATGGATTAGAATCCTTAAAAGAACTTGATAAATTAGTACAAACAGCTGAAGATGCATTAAATCAAAATAAAAGAAGTGTATTAGTTAATAATAAGGAAAATTTAGAAAAATGGTATTCAAAAGCAGCAATTGAATGCAAAGCTGCAAAAGTGATTTTTGAAAATAGAAATTTTCCATTAAAATCACTAGAAAATTTAAAGCAACAATTAAATAAATCTAATAATAATAATGATTTAAGCAAAGAAAAAATAAAATACTTTGAAGACAGTATAGATGAATTAATTTATGAAGTTGAAAAAGAATGCAATAATTGGAAGAAAGCAAATCCATTAGAAAAAGTTAATGTGGTCTTAGAGAAAGATAATGAAGATAGAAATAATATAAATAAGGATATTAATCTAAGAAATGAATTAATTGGATTAGAAAAACCAATAGATAAATTGGAAGATAAGAATATTAAGGAAATTCCTAATTTACCAATAAAGGTAGATGATAAAAAGGAAAGAATAGATCAAGTAGAATTACAGGAATTAATGAATAAATATACAAATAAATTGCAAATTTTTAAGAAAAGTGGGAATAAAGATATTAATTTAAGAAATGAATTAATGGAATTAAAAAAGCAATTAGAGAATTTGGGTAATAAAGATATTGAAGAAATTCCTAATTTGGTACAAGAAGAGAATAGTGTTAAGAAATCTCCTGCTATATATAAAAGAACTGGTGGTGGAGGCGGAGGGGGATCATCTTCCACAAATAGAGCTGAAAAAACTGAAGCCGTAGATAAAAAAGTTGAAATTAAAGAAGATAAAGTAATTAAAGAAGAAAAAGAAGTTGAAGATAAAAAGCAAGGCTGGATAGAATCTTCGAATAATTGGACTTTCTATAATCCTGATGGAAATAAAGTGAAAAGTGAATGGATTTATACTGGAGATAAATATTATTATATAAATGATGATGGTGCTATGGAATCTAATAAGTGGATTAATCATTTAGGAAAATGGTATTTTTTAAAAAATGATGGTTCAATGGCCAGTTCAGAATGGTTTTCTCCTAATGGGAATTGGTATTATTTAGATGATAATGGTGAGATGGTTACAGGTTGGCGAAATATTAATGGAAATTGGTATTATTTAAATCCAATATCAGATGAAAATGAAGGTGTTATGAAAACAGGTTGGATAAACGATGGATATAATTGGTATTATATGTATCCGAGTGGAGAAATGGCACATGATACATATATAAATGGATATAAATTAGATTCTAATGGAGCTTGGGTAAGATAATATTTAATAGCTTTCTATAATTAATATATTATAGAAAGCTATTTTTGGGTTTAAAAAACGTGGATACTTAATAAAACATTATTTTTTACGAATATTGTATAGTTAGTTTTGTACAAGGATTAATGATTAGATTTATTTCTTATGTGCTGCCTTTATTTTTTGCTAGTATGTTAGATTAATTTCTAGCTTACTGGCTTATTTTTGTTTTATATACAATATGGTATAATATGGATTAGTGTGTAAAAATAAGGGGGGGGATTAACTTTGAATTTTAAAAATAAAACAGTACTAGAGAAAATTTCGTTGGTAATTATCATACTAACAGTAATTTGTTTAATTGAGGCAACATTTCATTATATTATTTTCCCAATTGATTTTAGTAATCCTAATTCAAAATATTCATTTATAAGTGAATATACATATATAATTGTTTTAATTTGTGGATATGTACTATCATGGATTAGTTTTATATTAGGAATTGTTATGTTAATTCAAAAGAATTTAAGCAAAAAAATAGCAATAATATCATTACTAACTGGTTTACCTATTGTATTAACTTTTATAATTAGTTTTGTACAAGGATTAATGATTAGATTTGGTATATGAAAGAATGGCAGCATGTAAGATTAATTTCTTATGTTCTGCCTTTATTTTTATGCATAAATTTATATAAAAGCTTTTAAACAAAATATAGCATGGTTATAATATTATAGAAAAAGTGTACAAGTTGTAGTATTATGTAAATATAACCAATAAAAAAGAACTTACGATTGATTGGTAGTCGAATCCTAAGTTCTAAATTATAATAGAGTACGCTTAACATACCTCTATTATAACATAAAAATATAACTTAATGGAGGTAAAAAATGATACATAGTCTAGAAATTAATGATTTTAGAGGATTTGAAAATAAATCTATTAAATTAGGTAAATATATTACAGCAATTTCAGGGAAAAATGGTTTGGGGAAATCAACCATATTAGCATTGATTGGAAATGCGTGTGAATTAAAAGTTGCAGATGGTAAAACAATTTTTAATTCACAATTTGGAACAAAATTTGGTGAAATATTTAAGGCATCAAAGGAATTTGATAAAAGTGGATCTAATAAGTGTAAAATAAACTTTAGCTTATTAACAAGACCAAATGAGATAAATGATGCTAAAATATGCAGAGTAACTTGGCAAAGAGATAGATTTAGATTAATACCTGAAAGTAAGGGAGAAACAATTAACAGTAGAAAAAAAGAGTGGCCATCAATATACTTAGGTCTATCAAGACTGTATCCTATTGGAGAAGCAAAGGATGAAGGGGTGAATATTAAAGATATAAATTTATCAAATGAAGAGAGAGCGCATTTTTTAGAAAACTATGTTGAAATATTGAATTTAGATGTAAATGATGAAATAGATGTTGAATTAATTAATATAGATGAAACATCACGTAAGAAGGGTGTAGGAGTTACAACATCTCAATATAGCGCAATTACTAATTCTGCTGGTCAAGATAATATAGGACAAATTATCTTGGCAATATTATCGTTTGAAAGATTATCTAAATCTAAATATTCTAGCTATAATGGTGGTTTGCTTTTAATTGATGAAATAGATGCAACATTACATCCGGTTGCACAAATTAAATTGGTTAAATATTTATATAAAATGTGCAAACAGTTAAAATTACAAGTTATATTTACTACACATAGTGTTTCGTTGTTAGAAGATATTTGTATGAAGACAATACACAACAAAGATGAAGAAACTAATAACTATGAAATAGTATATCTAACTAAAAGGAATGGTCCGTTAGAAATCCTGAGAAATCCGGAATTTTTTGTTATAAATAACGATTTAAAAATTTCTAATGCTTATAAGAGTTTAAAGCAAATTCCAGTATATGCAGAAGATGCAGAAGGTAGATGGCTTTTTGATAATTTACTTGATAGATATAAAATATATGTAAATAATATCGATATAACATTGGGATGTAGCCAACTATTACAATTAAATAAAGCAGATCCATTGTATTTTTCAAATGTATTATTTGTTTTAGATGGAGATGTTGAAGATGAAGATATTAAAGTAAGCAGTACCATGAAAAATGTAATAAAGTTGCCAGGTGATGTAAGACCAGAACAAGTAATTTATGATTTTCTAATAGGTTTAGAAAATGACAATGAATTTTGGGCTTTTGCAAATAGAATAGGTTTTAATAAGGAAGCATTAAAAGAACATGGACCATTATCAAATGACTATGAGGGAAAAGAAAGAGATAGATATAAAAAGTGGTTTAAAAATAATTTACCTATAATTGATAATTTACAGGTTATAAAATACTGGAAAGAAAGTAATTGTGCAGAATATAAAGAGTTTATTAAAAATTTTAAAAATGCCTATAATGAAATAGCTAAAAGAAATTTTTATCCAATAATAAATTAG